CCCGTTTCTATCTGAACTTGTTCAGGATATCTCCAAGTTTCTGTCGAATAATCGATATAGGAGACTTCGGGGAAGAAGAAGCGGGCCTCTCTATCTCCAAATGGAGATCAGGGTACATTTCATACAGATCTGCTCCTGTTAAGGGGTAGAAAAGTAAGAAACTGTGTGTTTCCACACGTACTCTGTCTGATATCTTCTGGTCGAAGGTATCAGCTAGACTCATACAATCGGAATACCGATTTCGAGTCTTAGAGAGCTGGTCTTCAAAGAGGAAATGAAACCTCTTGGAGACTAACTCCCTATGAGAGAGCAAATAACTCTTTCCACTTTCTTCTTTCATTAGATATTCTTCGAATCCATCAAGCCGTTCACTAAGTGAAAGGCCTTTTGGATTTATACCTAAGCCGTAAGGTTCTGGAAGTTGAGCTATTGCTCTAATAACAGGTCTTGCAGACTTAGGTAAAAGATTGAGGAATTGAATTCCCCAATCTCTTATGAAATCTAATGAGTTCATATTTCTCACTTCTTTCCATTTTAAAGAAGGTATCACCTTCTCAGGCAATATAATCTTTCCAGCAAATTCACCAAATTTGTTAGATTTGATTGTTTTTGTCGGTTCAAATGGAATATCATGATTCTGTAAGAACAATTCATAAGCCTTTGCTAATGATTCATCAAGTATGATGACATCATCACCAAGAACGTAGAACTGCTGTTCATACTCCTTGCCACTTAACGCTTTTAACAGCATTCCATGACTTAGAGTAAAACTTGCAAAGGACGGATGTAAGCCTAATGGCTGTCCATGAGCCCATTGTACAGAGTCATCAAGAAGCTTAAAAGGCTTTCTCGAAACTTCTTCGAAGAAGTCGATATACGGTTTAAGTTTCTTGTGTGAGAAAATGAATCGGATAAGTTTGAGTTGCAGGTCACAAGGAAATCTATCTGTTGCTGATGTCAGGTCAAAACAGTAAACTGTCTTGCCTTGCTTAAGGTGAGACTGCACAGGTAGAAAAGCTTTGGTTTGGTCAAAAGTCGCATCCCATGGTAGGGACTTAACTAAATCATAAACCATTTCCCCTAAGGGTTCCAACATATGTTGTACCCATATATGGGGAGCGGCGTAAAACCGAGCTTTTAACCCAGGATTCTGGGTTATTCCGATATGACCAATTGTCCAAGTATCCTCATCAACATGTGGGTAGGACCATGGACCCAAAAGCGGGTTCATAGAAGACCCAAATGTCTCCCAGTAATCTATCATTATATGTCGACCCCATTTGGTCCCCATATCTTGATAGAACTCAGTTAGAAATCTTCTCTCATGAGAATCTTTCATTTGAGCACGTAAAGGAAGAGGTTTTAATGCTCTAGGAGCATCAGAACATTGATAAGGACGAGCTGCTTGCAGGATAGCCAAGATAATCCGAGGATCAGTCTTAGGTCCCGGTGTTTCAACTGCTGCTTTGAACTTCTTTACCTGTGAAGGTAATGGTTGTTCTGCAACACAAGCTGTGAAGATGTTAAATAATGCAATGACTTGTTTAAGCATCTTCTTGGACTGTAAACCAAGTTTAAATAAAGGTTTTAGACACCCTTTAGGTAACCTTGGATTACACTTTGCAACCCAGGGTGTAGCAATAACTGCAGAGTCATCAGCTAAAAGATTTAGAAAATCCTGTTTAAGGGACTTCATTCTCTTAACTGCCCATTCGTCTCCGGATGAGTGGACCCATTGCAGAAATTGTTCCACAATTGGAACTGAAATCTCCGTGGGGATATCTAATGAATAAGCTCTGCGTAGAATTAGGTGTCTCGGTAATGCCATAGGCATACATGACCATCTCCTTTCTATTAATAAAGGTGTGTGGTAACCGAGGTCCATGCTTCCAGCACAGGCCTACTTGTCCTGTGATAGGTTGTTGGAGAACTCAGAAAGGCTCTGAATAACAGAGTCCTTCTGCTCAGCTGACATCTTCTTGTTAACCAATAATGATATTGGCTGAGTGAAGCCGTACTTGAGAGCATCAATGCATGCGTTGACGTACTCTTGGGTTTCGTTCATAATTTCACCTCCATTCTGCATCTGATACCTGTTAGGCCGTTATGCTAAGTAAGGTGATTAATCACTTATTCCTTAAGTGTCGCGACATAATAGGCTCTCTTATGTGATTCCTACATCCCATCTCAAGGAGAAAGATTTGGTTAGCTATCAAGCGATAGCGCCTTATTTATGGAAGAGAGATTGCTC